CTCGGGACCGTGCTGGTGTATTACACACCAGAGATGCGTAGTGCATCTGTCAAATTATAAAAGGCGCCTCAATCTATCGCGAGAAATCCGGCGACTTTGGCTGCAGTCTCTGCGGCTTGACCCGCATTGGCAACCAAGTCCGTAATCTCGCGGACGTTATTACCCAGAGACGACGCGGCGCGAACCATACCGTCCCACACCCTGTCAGAAGTGACAGGATAGTGCCGGTGGCTTGACACTGCCGGGTTTGAGAAATCAAATCTCACCCTCCACTCGACGGTAACGGCAAAAGTCAACGGGTCAGTGGCATGTCCCTGATTAATAACAACAATCGGGGCCCACCCGGTGATATACTGACCGGATGAAGCACTGCTGTTGCCGGAAGTCCACGTCGTAACCCCGTCACCGTGAGGCTGCACCGCTTCAAAGTTTGAAATGGCGCTCATGTTAAGAGGGTAGGAGTTCATTTGTACTCCCTTCAACGCCAACTTCGGGTTCGTCATGAGACGAGGCTTGAAGTACGATGTAAAACCGCCTGCAAACGAATCCCAAGTCCGGGAATTGTCGATCAGAGACATCTGGGCCGGACAAACTCCTGCGTAAACCAAACCTTGCGTTGCCTGCAAAGGCCTGGTCTGCATGACCTGTACTGAAATAGCAGAAGGCACGCAAGTTAACGTGGAGTTGACGGTACCAGGCTGAGAACCCGGCGCATTGATATTCGAGAGGCGAGTATTGTTGGCCCCATTGATAGCAGCTGATGCGTCAACGCTAGACCAGCAAATGGTGGTCGACCAGGATCCATTAATATCAATGGCCGTGCCAAACACGTTGACAAGGTCACCGCTGGTGAAAATCTTGGTTGTGCGCACCACTGCGTATGGTCCCACGGAGCGAGGCAAAGCTGCATGCGAGGGGTGGAAAGCGTCCCAGCAGTCGAGCCCCCTTCCAAATCGAGCGCCGAAGGGCCGCGATGGGACCCTCCCCGCTCCAGGCGCAAGGACATTTGTGGCGTTAGAACGCATAGAAAAGCCGTTGCGTCGGCGACGACGAGGAGGATTACGACGGCGGCGAGGACGCTGGTTAGTATTTATATTGACCAGAGCCAACTCGCGAACAGGTTGCTTGTTGTTCCCCTTCCCCTTGCCGGTGCGAGACATGTGAATCTAATCAAAAGCAAACTAGCCAACTAGAAATCACTAAGAAGTGGTTGAGGTAACTTACTGACCTCGAGAAAGTGGTTGAGGTAACTTACAGACCTCGTTTGATAGTGTATCAACCCAGACACCCGTGCCAGGGATTTTAGGCACGTCAAAAGAGGCGGACGAGGCGAACGCATCGCCAGGTCAACGCCTGTCTATACAGCATGGCATCAGGCCATGACATCTTCATCCACACACCAAGTGTCCCTATCCGGAATGGTCCAACCCTTCGTCTCGCACACCGCATAGAGGATGGCCAATTGGCCAGCATCGTTGCGGAGAGCGAATGCGACGCCCCCGATCTGTTCGGAAGTAGGGGTAGTGCCAAGAAGAAGCAAGCGGTGAAGGCACTTTGAAAGATTGCAAAAGCGCGCACTCCACTTCTCAGTCCTGGCATCCCACTTATAGTCGTGCGATGTGAAGGTGATGGGCTCTCCGGCGCGCCAGTCGCTCACCGTCGAACCCTCTTTCGTGAGGGTTCCATGCCCCCTCAACACATCATCCCGGAGAGGTGCACTTGTCACCAAATCGTCTCCTGCGTCCATTGGTGTGCGGGCGCCAGCTAGGATTGCTCCCAGCCCGCGCATGAAGCTGTTCTGAGTTGTGGTGTCTGGACTTCCAGAGGAAGTGACACCATAAATGTCACCAACCCAGACTGCAGAGCCAGAGGAATACATATGGCAGCTTGCAACAAGCTTGTCAGTGATCAAGCCGATAGCTGTTCCGACCGCCTGCTCCTCGTCTACCATGCAGTAGACGCGGATGACCCTTTGCATTGCGTCTGCAATGATTGCATCTCGGGAGACCGATAGGTCCCACCCCGATGCATCCGCGCAGCACACCTTGCCACTAGGGAACAAGCGCTGGATCTGCTGACCCATCCGGCTGATGCCCTCCTCATTGTGTCCCATACCACAAGTATGGCTCACCAGGGCCCCGGACTGGTACTGCTCGATTTGCATCTTGTTGAGTTTATTGCCAAGATACCCCTGGCACATGGAGTCCACGAGGGAAGTGCAATGAATCAAGCGCCAGGACTCCTCCTTCATCTTCTTTGCGGCATGAGGTTCTTCTTTGATGAATAGTTCCGCGGGGTCTGCGAGACCATAGTAGAACATCCCCTCAGGTGCCATTGAGGGGACCTCATCAGCCAGGCACGCACGGGCGATCAGCCTACCAATGACGATCCGCGACAGCTCGGGAGAATGCTGAGCGACCCAGGCCTTCTTATCCAGGTTATAGTACCTGGCAGACCAACCGCTCGACTTATCGTCCACCTGACCAAAGAGCCTGTTCAGAGCATATGTCCCCCACTTCGGGTCCGGAATCTCTTCCACCTCCGGGTCGGGGTGCTCATCCCAGTTGAGCTCCATGGCTCGGATCCAGGAATCGAGCATGTCTGGGCCAATAGGGTATGCCCGCTCAGACATCTGCTTAGCGGCTTGAGCCTTCATGGAGGCTATGATAGCGTCCTCGTCATTGGGCGGGAGGCAATAGTGCCCCTCCACACCCAGAGACTTCAGAAGCTTACTGTCCTCCGGTGTGTTAAGCTTAGGCCTGGCCCTCGCCTTCTTCTTGAGCTTCTTACCCACCTCACCGACCTGCCTGAAGAAGGACTTACCGTCCTTAGTGTTGAAGACCTTGTCCTGGCCGGTTCCGAGAGCCAAGATCGACCTGCCATGGTCGCGGTACTGACGGAAAGCGGCGAACAGACCAGTCTCTTCGACACTGTCCACCAGGCTGGCGTAGGTGTACTGATTTGCTTCAATGAAGGCTGTGTGATCGCCATCGCAGATCTTGCCGAAGATACGGCGAATGTCGGCAGACGTTGCCACTTTCTTGTTGGCAATCACTGGCTGAAGAGTTGTGCTGGAATCGTCACGGTGAGTCTTCCACGCTCTCTGCCCGGTAAAGAAGCCGGTTAGCATAGGAGCCAAATGCGGCGCATGCAGCTCCACAGCGAAGTTATAGGCCTCGATCCTCAGGGCATGGAGGTTCTTGTTGCACGTTCTTGCAAAGCGCACTTCGCGGTCAGCTTTGGACTCGTCGGGAGGCGCAAGATATTCGTATCCCTGTTTATCCCAGCGCTCAGGACGTGCACCACTGTGCCCGGTCCCGAAGACGCCCTCGTTGAATCCCTTGTACATACGAGAAAGGTCTGCCTTCTTGGGCTTCTTCGTCTTGAAGCGGTCCATCTCGCCCTCGAAGTCGTCGCCGTGGACTTGATCCCAGGCCTCGGCTTCCATCTCCTCCCGCTCGAAGGCCTCGATGGCCCTCCGGTCAAAGTGGAGCATGTTCCAATCATCGAACATCTCCTGCCTATCCCCAGGCAGGGCGCTCTCATTCATGATCAGCTCCTTAGTCAGATGCTCTCCACAGGACACGGTGCCGTTGAGGTGTAGCGACATAGCGGACGCACATACACCGTGATTCTTGTTATCACGGCCATAGTCGCCGCAGATGTGCATACCAACGATAGCCATCTGCCCAGCGGAGGTTCTCATCATAACCGGAGAACCAGAGAACCCGGGAAGGGTGTTGACACGGTAGGCGATTGTGCCATGGCGTTTCTGCTCGGAACCATTCGCGAACAGGTCTCCATGTGCCTCATAGATGCCTTCCTTGTCTGCGCCGTAGACCGTAACGCGACCACTCCCCTTCGTGCTGATTTGCTTACGATGAAGCGCACGACATCCCACCTGGGACCAAAGCTTCTGGGCGATGTCCACAGAAGCAATGTCTGCGCCCGTATGTTCATACTCGACGACGGGGGGGGTCTCCACGTTGTGGCCCTTGATCTGGACGCGGCCACTGGTGCCCTGGATCCAGAGATCCTGAACACAGTCAAGGAGATGGCGTGCCGTCACAAGTTTGTCCCCGTAACGCCAACCAACTCCGGCGACGTTCTTATTATCGAATACAATCACCAGACCAGTGGGGAGCGCCTTTTCACTCAGGCGCCGAACCGGCGCTGCACCGACAAGGGTGCTCTCTGACATGAAGCCAATGAAAGGCCTCTCGACCAGAAAATATTCATATTCAGGGTGCTGAAGAGCACCATTCTGGTCAGGTCCCTTGCTCTTCCTGAGCTCAGCCCTGTACAAGGGCGCATCAGCATGCTCACGGTAGTACGCTTTCCCGTTGGCATTGAAATGCCCAACGTTCACCTTGAGGTTGACGTAGTTGACGTAGTGAGCGACACGGCCGCGCACAAAGAGAACTGAGTACGCAGCCACAGTACACACCATCACAGTCTTAGACCACCACAAGATATCGGTGAGAGCCTGTTCCACCGGATCATATCCGAATAGCGTGAACACCCCTAGACCTCTCAACACGTCCAATCCCATTTGGAACGCCATGAAGGCGGCTCCGCGAGCAGATGTGAGAAAGAATGGGGGCCGTAGCCCGGGCCGAAGCCAAGAAGTTAGGCCGAAGCCAGATGTGCAGCGCACCAGAAGCAAGTGGAAGCTGGAGCTGAGCTCACAGCAACCACTTACT